ATCATCACTGACTTCGCCAGCACATTCATCATGACCCGCCAACATACCACCTAGCATCACAAAATCGGCACCAGCACCAAAGCTCTTTGCTATATCGCCCGGAACTGTACATCCTCCGTCTGTGATGATATGACCTCCTAGACCGTGTGCCGCATCCGCACACTCTATGGTCGCTGACAATTGAGGATATCCCACTCCTGTCATTTTTCTTGTCGTGCACACTGACCCCGGCCCTATACCAATCTTCACTATATCGGCTCCAGCTAGTATTATCTGTTCTGTTGCTTCTGGTGTACATACATTCCCTGCGATGATTATTTTGTCTTTAGTTGCTTCGTGTGCTCTCATCAATGAAACATAATCATTAAACCTTTCTGTATATCCATTTGCCACATCAAGACAAATCCAAGGCGCTGTGTCAGAATCATAAGGTAAATTGTCTAGATTTTGATCTAATCCAATTGTTCTTATTATGTTCTTGTTCCATCCCCATTCTGTAGATTTGACAAACTTACATAGTGCTGTAAGTATATGGTATTCCATAAGAACATGAGCCATAGCGTTGGTGCCTGTGTGATCCATATTGGATGCAATTATAGGAATTCCTGCCCATGTATGATTTGAATGTTTGAATTTAAATTCTCTGGTGAGAATTGCTTCTTTACGTGAGGTAAGTTGGGAGCGTTTGGGCGCTATCAGTACATCATTAAAATCTAATTTTATATCATCTATAATTCTCATCTGACTTCCTCAGATCCATCTTTAAATGCGTAATGATAAAGTAAACACAAATAGTGTATACATTTTAAAAGGTCTTTAGGATTCTTCCCTTCCTTTTGACCAAATCGAAATAGGTACTTCATTGCAGCACCTCTGGTAAAAGCTTCAGATATTTCCATCTGTTCAAATACATCTTGTATCTGAATATTATCTTTTCCAGTATAATGTTGAGAATATGTATTTCCAATATATTCTCGTGCCTTGTCTAAGGTCTTATCTTCTTCATATTTAAAAAGCGACTTCCTCGCTTCTTCTTTCATTGAATCCATAACAAAATCTTTTAATTAGGGTTTAAACTCCTTTAGTTTTTCTCCATCCCTCCAAAATTCACAAGGTGTTTTATCTTTTACATATTTTTGATAAAGCATATCTGCCTCATTTTGGGAAGGAAACATTGTAGAACCTGTTTTAGTCTCTACTTGAAAAGTGGGTAACTGCAGATAAAAGGACATAGGGGGTACTCCTTTCTTTTTTTAGGGTTACACGATATTTAGGAAAAAGAGATGCCAACTCTTGAAGCCCAACTCATCTCAAAATATGCTGAAAGAGTTTTCTTTACGCCCCATTGTTGAGCGGGTGACGAAAACCGCCGTAAGCCCTGATGCGATGGGGTGTCACCCCATGACGGTGCTTGCAACATCTCTTATTTTTGATTAGGATATTGGACTCTTGACAACGCTTCCTCTATCCTTGGTTTAAAATCTGAGATAGAGCCTTCAGTATCCCTAGAAACACCAATTGCTTTATCATCAATCCAAATATCATAATTTGGTTTAAACGTCACACATTCATTATATTTTACATTCCATAAATCTAATTGTTTTCTAGTCTCTTCTAAAAAATCTGTGCCACTTTCATACCCTCTTGCAGTCCAGTATATTATATAGTGATCATCATCATAAAGAGAATTCATATATTCAATTCTTTTTGTAAATGGAACTGCTTCACGGAAAGATACTTCATCATCTGCAGCTCTTTCTTTTGAAAATACTCTTTGTGAACAAATTGTCCCATCAATATCACAAATGATCACTTTTCTATCCATTTCATGAGCTTTACAAAATATCAGATTTCGCCGATGAATTTCTTCCATGAAATGATCCGCATAGTCTTTTTCAAGTTGTTTCTGTTTATCCGTTCGCTCATTCTGTACTTTTTCTATTACTTCATTCTTATCCATTCTCCACCTTCTTCACCCTCTTCTTGCCAATCTTCTTCAATATCTTCTTGAAGATCTTTATAAGAAGTTGTTATATTTTTTAATTGTTGTTTTTGATTACTCCGTTGTTTTTTATTTTGATGTCTTTTTTCTTTTCTACCCAAACCAAATTTTTCAATTTGTTCTTCCATGTCTTCTTTCTTTTCTCAAAAGTGTTCTCTGTTTACGTCTAGCTGACTGTAAGAAAACCTTACCTACTCTATTTAAATAAGTAGTACCATTCATATGATCCATTTCATGTTGAAAAACTCTCGCAGCCAACCCATCAAAATGAGCACTAATTTCATCTCCATCTGCATTTTGATATTTAACCATTACCCTTTCAGGTCTTTTTATTTTTAAAAATAGCTGTGGAAAACTTAAACATCCCTCTGAAAATATTACTTGTTCATCTGATTCCTCTATAATTTTTGGATTAAAACAACATATAACATCTTTATCATTAACCATCATAGAAAATACCTTGAATGGAATTCCTATTTGATTCGCGGATAAACCTATCCCCTCATGATATACCATATGCTGGACTAACATATCATATAGGTCTGATGCTTTTAATTTATCTTGAATATCTAATTGATCTGAAACCACCTCACCGGATTTATACCAAGTATCATTTTCAATATCAAGGCGTCGAATAATTCCAAGAGGATTTTCAAAATCCCAAAGGCTCGGTTCTGTTTTTAGAATTGGATCTGATTCAGAGACAAGTTTAATCATGAAACCATTCTTGAAAAATTCTTATATTTCTCGAATTTAATAACTTTATTGAACTTATCAAATAAAATTTCACCTTTATGACTTATGACAAATGTATTTACATCACCAGCTAAATCATTTAAAATTTTTAAGAACTCATCAGTTCCAGCAGCATCAAGAGAGCTGTCGAATACCTCATCGAGCACCAGCAGGTTAGTGTTCACACTATTTTTGAGTTTAGCAACAGCTCTCCATGTGAATAAAAGAGCAAGATCAATCCTCATCTTCTCGCCCTCACTAAATGAATCATAAGTAAATTCATCACGATATCTAGATCTAATAGTCTCATTAAAACTTTCATCTAGTTCAAATGAAACATAAAAATCTAACTTTCCAAGGTGAACATTGATCAACTTATTGATAATTGGCAAATACTGCTTGATAATACGTGTCTTTATGCCAGTATCTTTTAGAAGGGTGGCTGCTGTTTCATACAAATGTTTCTGTGTTGACAGATCTTCCTTCTCTTTATTATATATGTCAATATCATTTTTTAAAAGATCCAGATCTTTCCTCTTCTGATCTATATCTTCCGTCATTTGAAGAAGTTCTTTATTTTGTTTAGTAACCTTTTCTATATATTGAACACATGCTTCTAGTGAATTCTTAGAACGAGTTGCTTCAGTATCATGTTCCTTCATAGTATCAAGAACATTATCAATCTCTTTAATTCTTTCTTTTTGTTCATGCAAATCAAGTCCAAGTTTCAAAATGGCTGTACCACTTTCATGCATTTTACCATGAAAATCCTCAATCATATTTTCTCTAAAATTCTCAGGAATATTCTGCCGACAAACACCACAAGTTTCATTCTTTTCATAAAACTCAATCTCTTCCTCAAACTTCATTATATTCTTTTCAATGCCCCGTTGGTAATCAGATAACGTATCAATTTTCCCTCGGACTGTATCTTGGTCGGAGATGGATTCAGAAAGCGTTTTATTTTTGTTAGTACAGTCATCAATATTCTTTTTATAGTTTTTAAGAAATTCTTCATGGTTGTTTATATCCTCTTTATTTTTATTAATTTGATCTGATTTATCCTCTTTAAGTTTATCTATTAAAAATTCAAGATGTTCCTTCTCCCCCTTAGACAATCCAAGAGCAATATCGACTGTTCCTATATCATCTTTATTCTGAGCCACTCTACCTTTAAGAAGGTGATTCATAACAGAAAAAATTTCTATATCAAGAAGGTCTTCAATTATCGCTCTACGATCAGACGCCTTGAGTCTCATAAATGGAATGAATGAAGAACTCCCTAAAATTACAATTTGAGTAAAAGACTTATAATTCAATTTAAGAATAGTCTTCTCTAAAAACTCTTGATAGTCCCTAACTGAAGCGTCTTGATTAAGAAGTTTTCCATCTTGATATATGGTAAAGAAGTTTTTACTGATTCCTCGTTTAACAATATATTCTTTACTACCAATATTAAATTCAATTTCAACCTCAGTTCCACCTTGATTGATAGAATTGACTAATTGATTTTTGTTAATAGAACGGAATGGGCGACCAAATAACCCAAAAGTAAGAGCATCTAAGATGGTAGACTTTCCTGCACCATTCTCACCTATTATTAAAGTGGAACTATCAGTATTGAGTTTAACTTGTGTAAAAGCATTTCCTGAGGCTAGTAAATTCTTCCATCGTATAGTTTTAAATTGTATCATTCAGATTCATTCAAAAGTTGTGGTTTGTCTTGATGTTCAAATCTATATTCCAAAGTTTTTAAAGAATCCTTCAATATAATATTAACCATCTTATTAATAGTGATATCTCTTGTATGTGCAGCATGAGCAATCCTTACAAAATCCTCATCTGGAATTTCTACATCAATTGCTGTCCAAGGTTCTTCATCTTTACCAATTTGAACTGATTGGGGTTTTCTTTCTTCTTTATTAGTCATGTTCAACTCCTCATTGTAATAGTGCCAGATAATGCTTTTGCATAAGTCTTCATTGACTCTTCATAATCCGTTAAAGGGTTCTTTTCTATTATAGTATTAAAGGATATAACCACCCTATCAGTTTTTCCACTATATGGTAATGCGCTATGCATTAAATAAGAAGGGAAAACTATTAAAACTCCATCTTTAGGAGAATAATCATTACTATTTGTTGCTAAGTAATGAGATCCCATGTCATCTAATGTCATAGAGTTTAATGGAGAATAAAATCTGTTTATCCCATTTAAAGTTTCTGATGAAGACTCTCCCGCCTCTACACAATAAATTCCACACCATGAACAATTCGGATGATTATGTGCATCATGATAACCATAATCATTAGATACATGAGCCCAAGAATCTAACATCTTTACAGATATTTCATCAGCTGAAATTTTATTTTTATGACATACTGCGGTTGCTATACCTTTAATACAAAAATCATGTATTGACCCTACTCCATATCCTTCAACATCTGCTTCCTTGGCTCTATGAAATAATTCAAAATTTGTCTCACGTAATCCGCCACCTTTAGCCCGCGGAGAAACTACAATTTCTGGTTCAAGAGAATTATAGATATAATTTAATGCTTCTTTTTTAATCTCATCATGGCTTTCATTTTCAACCATATAAAAAGAAGTAGTCCAATAATCAAATACTTCACAAGTCATATTGTTTCCACTGATAATGATTCAGTATACAATGATTGCATTAAAGAATCGAGTTCTTTCTTGTTATCTATATTGAGTGAATTTACATATTTTGATAATATTGTCATAGTATCTTCAGCCTCATTTATTAAATTTTCATCTCCTACTAAAAGATCTTCGTCAAAATTTTCTATGACAGAAATATCTCCTACATCTTCTTTATAAAGTTTATCAATCAGAGTATCAAACCAAAAGGGATTATTCTTTTTAACCACTACCACTTTCACATAACAATCTTTATACTTAGAATAATCCTCATTTTGAATTGATTCTAAAGTCATCTTCTCATCATCATAATAAACCTTATGAAACATCTCATAGGGATTAAGAATAAATTCTAGCTCTCTTGTATCTGTATCAAAGACATGAAATCCTCTTGGATCTTTATAATCACTCCAAGTAATTTGATATGGATTTCCAAGATAGTAAATATTACCATTATCAGATTTATGATGAAAATGTCCACTAAAAGCCATATCAAACTTTTGAAATATACTTGCATCCACTCCCTCACGACTAAAACTTCCTATGTGCATTTCAAACCCTTTAACTTCCAGGTGTCCAAAAAGAATTTGGGATTCAGTATCTTGAATTGCTTTAAGTGATTGTTCTCTATTTTCATCACATATCCACGGCATCATCATACAATTTAAACCATCAAAATCTACTTCTGTAGGATCATGATAGACTTTAATAGATCCGCCTCCATCTCCCTCACCACCAGACCTCACCATCCTCAAGCAATCCATACTATTTACAGTATTTGTGTTTTTGAAAAATGTATCGTGATTTCCAATAACCATGTGAAGGTTTATGTACCTATCCCAGCATTGGTCAAAGAAATGGTGTCTCATCTGATACAGAGTCTTATAGTTAATGAACTTACGTCTGTCAACTATATCTCCCATGTGTATTACCGTGGTAATACCCCTGTCTAAGAGCTCTGGAAAAAAAATATTCTCATAAAACTTTGCAAAATAATCTGTAAATATCTGACTGTCATTACGTGCACCCCAATGTGTATCTGTTATGATTGCTACTTTCATATAGTACCCATAAACAATTCTAAATTAGTGTCTGATTTCTTTTTTGCAATAGCCTTTTTCTTTTTCTTGCTTTCTTCAAAATTAGAAATAAAATTATACATATTGACCTTTTGATCCTGAGTCATGGTTTCATACGAATAATTTTGATCTTTATCATGTTTTGATATTTCTATGTTTTCTGACATAACAGCTTGAGAATCCATAGTTTTGTATTTTATATACAATTGCTTCTTCTCCTTCTGTATTCTTCTAACAAATGCATAATAGATAATTTGAGTAAAATAAGCAAATGGGTTGGATGATTTTTCTGGATTGAAATTATTCATATACTGTATGCAGTTTTCAATACCATCTGAAATCATATCCTCTCTAAATGCATAATTAATAAAATTAGGTCTAAATGATAATCTATTAGCTATTTTCAAAAAACATTCACCTATATATTCTGGTATAAGTGGGGGTGTCGTATCAGCTTCCTTTGCTTGTTTAACTTCATTTTGATATTTAATCATTGATTCAAGGAATTGTTCATTGTCCACATAATGTAATGGATTCTTTTTCATAATTTACCTCCTATTCTAAAGCAACATAGTCATATTATAACACATAATCACTAAAAGTCAACCCACTTGACAAAGCTCTTGACAAGTGTTATAATAACCGTGTTGGGTTTCAAGTGAGAGTAATGCATTAGGTTTTGAGTGCAATTCTATAAGTACGAAGGGGGAATTTCTCATCCTTGTAAATTTCTACTCTTTCTTCAAAATGATCTAAAGTATAATTTTTCTTTTCATTATAAGTTAAATCATCTGCAATATCATAAAGAGTGGCGACACTCTTCTTTTCTGATTTTCTCAATCCTCTACCTATAGATTGTAAATTTCTTATACGTGACTTAGTAGGACTAGCAAACACGATGTTATGAAGATTCCTAATATCGACGCCAACGCTAAATACACCATAACTGGCGACAATAATTGCATTTCTTTCTGATTCGACAATGTGTCTGATTTGTTCTCTTGTATCTGAATCGGTTCCTCCAAATACGAAAAAAGTCTTCCTATTACTGACATCTGTTTTCTCCTTTATCATATTGTAAAGTAAGCGTCCGTGCTTCTCTACAAAACGAAATAAAAGAAGAGTATTTGTATCCAAACCTAATACTAGTTTTTTTATAAAAGCATTCCTTGCTTTTGAAGATATTAAATACTCTAGTTCTTCTTGGTAATTAGATTTCCTTAAATCAAAACAAATTGAATCTGGATGTTTGAGTACTAAGGCTTTAATTTCAAATGGTGAAAGGTGTTTAGCATCTATAAGCTTCTTAGTAGAAGTTACTTTAAATACTTTTCCAAAGAGTCCTTCTAAAACTAGTTTGTGTGTTAGAGTTCCATCTAAAGTTCCAGTAGCCCCAATTCTATATTTTGCATTAATACATTTGGTCATAATGGAAGTAAGTGATTTTGACTTAAATCCATGTGCCTCATCACCAATTATCATTTGATATTGTTCAAAGTATTTTTGAGGCATTTTATAAAGAGATTGCCAAGTACTAATCACTACCGGTAATTCTGATCCTTTATCCCTCCCAGCATAAACTGTATGACAATTATTAGCTGCATCCCAACCATAACTCCTAAAATCTTGAAACATTTGAGTTACTAAAGAAATTGTTGGAACAAGAATTAATGTTTTGAGTTTTAGATATCTTACTAATATATAGATGACAAGAGATTTACCTGATGCAGTGGGAGATACTAATAGTGTTTTTTGATTAGAAAGTGCATGATTTATTGCGTCTAATTGATATTTTCTGACAGTATGTGGTAATTTTAGTGAATCAATAAATTCTGTCTTGAGGTTACATTTTAAAACTTCAAAATCAGATTCAAATTTTACTGTGTATTGATGGAGATATAAAAACTTACAAAGGTGTTCTAGTAAACCTCCATACAATAATCTGTTATAGATGTTAAATAGGCGGATTTTACCGTCCCATAATCGCTGTCTATAAGCAGGCATAAAAGTATGTCCTGGAACCAAAAAGGTAAAGTGATCACAAATTTCTTGAGCAATAGATGGCTCACAATCAATTTTAATGTAGACTTCATCCTTTTTAGTGATAGTTACATTATGCGCTTCCATGAGAAAACTTTAGCCAATCTAGAGCATTTTTTATCTGAAATCCTCGATTATTGATCATCTTAATAATAGAATCTAGATAATTTATCTTTTCTTGTAATACTATAATTTGCTGTTTGATTTTAATAAAATCATCATCAGACTCAATATAGTTACTAATTTCATTTTTAAGAAGTCTGCCTAAAAATGGTTCCCAGCCACGTTTTTCTAAGTCCTCCTCAGGCATTCTACCAGAATATAAATCTGTTTTAGCACGTACTAATTTTGCTAATTCAAATTCTAAACTCTTAAGCCTGATTCGCTCATCTGTATAAATTTTTAAATATTTGTCATGAATTTGTGGAATTCTAATAGATTCAGTTCCTAATTCTGAATAGTCAATTTCACGGTCTTTATGCCAAAATTCTTGAATCTCTTCAAGTTTCAAATCACCTCCTAATTATTATCCTGAATATACTGGTGCTCCCTCATAAGATGTTTCATTTTGGAGCAAATTTTCTATCTCATAAAGGTCATATCGAAATGATACATCAGCTGAAACGTATTCTACATCTGTTGCACCAGAATCAAAACTAATTGATGAAATTGATAGTGGAAACAAATCATGAAATCTTACGTGCATTTGTGGATTCATGTTACTGGTAAGAACTGTTAAAACCCCTTCCGTCGTAAGTTCATCATTATCTTTACGTCTTTTATAATCTTCAGCATCTTTTTTAGTTGGAGTTCCTAATGCTCTGATCCATTCATATATAGAAAGCCAATTCTTCAAATTTTCATCTACTACAAAACGTACAGATAATTCTTCAAAAGTAACTTCATCTCCATGCATATAAGCAGTTTTCATTGGAGTTCCAACGTCTACTTGAGAAACAGAAATTCCTGGGATATTAGCTGCCTGACAAAAATAGGTTACTTCTGGAAATTTGGACAAAGCAAACTTAAATCCAATTGGAGATAGTAAACTAATATTTGCTGGCATATTTTGCATTGCTGACATAGGTACGTTCCTTTCTCTATTATTTAGTCAGCATAAAAAAAGGGGAAGCCACAAATTGTGACCACCCCTTTGATAGAACCAATTGGGTTCCCCTCTAGAATTACATCAGGTTAGAAACCTTGACAATTCTGTAGTAGTAGTTGGTTCCAGCTGCAATTGTTCCTGCACTAGCAGCAGTTGCAAATGGATTTCCTACCATACCGTAACGGGTTTTGAAACCAATCTTAGGCTGGAATGAATTTTCACCAACCGCGCGAACCATTTGTAGTGGTACATATGGGCAGTAGAAAATACCTGCATCATAAGCACTGGCTCCTTTGTATCCAACAACAAAGAAGTTGTTAGCGGATGAACTGAAATAAGGATCTACATAAACTTTGTAGCGACCATTCAGTGTACCAACAAAGGTGTTACCTGTGTCATCAATTCCAGATCCGTCCATTACTCCTGCCATAGCAAGTGCTGATGCGACATCTGAGGAAGTGATTATGATGTTACCTTTACCACGTCGTGTTGCTTTTGCGACTGCATTAGCTTCACGCTCAATCTGGAACATCAGACCTTTGAATTTCTCAACTGACCAACGACCGTTGGAATCAGTATCAAGATCAAAGATACCTGTTGCTGTGGTGTTATGTTGTGCACCACTTTGAGCTGCAAAATAAATGCTGTGAACAACTTCTCTATTAATCTCAGCAAGAATCTCTTGCGAAAGAATATTAGCGAGTTCTGTTTCAGCATCAAGACCATGAACAGCTTTCAGATCTTGGGACAATTCCATTGAATATTCACCTTTCAATGCTCTTGTCTTTGCAGTAACGGCTACTCTCTCAATTGAGAATGCCATTTCCTGGAAGTCAGTTCCATGAGTTCCATCAGTTGCAGTAATACCTAAACCTTCACCTGCGGCAGCTGTAACACCACCGGCAACAGTTGAAGCTGTTCCACCTTGTGCATAGTCAGTACCACCAGTTCCACCACTTGAATGTGTGGCGGGAGAAGCAGCAGCTGCACCAGAATGGGTAGGATCAATTTCACCGTAGAAAGTTTCCGTACCAGTTGATTGAGAGTCATAACGTGCTCTCATTGCGAAAATAAGTCCAGTAGGTCCGGTCATAGGTTGGACACCACAGACATCATACGCAACAAGATTAGGCATTGCTCTGCGAAGCATCGAAATCAAGACAGGATCTTGATACTGGACAACTCCAGATGCAGATGCTGTAGCAGTAGCGTTAGTTGGAGTTGCTTCTGTCAACATTCCCCAGGAATCTGACGAGCCCTGCTCCCTCATTGCCTTTTCTTGGTTTTCAAGAAGGACAGCTGTCACAGCCCTTCTATACGGGTCTTTAATCTTGGGCATATCATCATGATCCAAGACCGGGGCCCATTTTTGTTGTAGTCCTTCAGCTAGATACATTTTTTTATCTCCTAAAGTAGAGTTTAAAATTAAAAGTTATAGTAAATTAAAAATTAATTATGTCTTTTCATTGCAGTGACATAACGGCTAATAGATGGATCAACTGTTTCCTCTACATCTCCTTCTGTTTCAGTATTTTCTACCTCTTCAGAAATTGTTTGAGGAGTTTCCGAAGCTTTAGGAAAATAATTCTCCTTTAACACTTCAAGTTTTTCTTGGTATTGAGTATCATCTTCGTAATCAATTCCATCTGCAAGTTTTGTGAGTTTTTCCTTTTCGGTTTCAGCAAGTTCTTCCGAAACATTTCTCAAAACTTCTTCCTTTTTGAACTTAGAAAGTTCTTTCTTGACTTCCACATTGGTATTAATGGATTCATCAAGTTTTCCTTCAAGTTCTTCGACCTTCTCAAAGAGATCATCAACTAAGTCAACTTTCTCTTCTGGAATATCAATATAATGTTCTTGAAAAAGGTTTTTAAGACCTGTCATGAAATCTTCTACGAGTTCAGAACGAATTCCTTTCTCGACTGCAATTTCATTATCTTTCATCCACTCTTCTACAACGTAGTTAAGATAACCATCAATCTTTTCAGACATATTGGCCGTGTACTCTTCTTTAGCTTCAGAAAGTTCTTTTTTGTAATCATCTTCAAAAACTTGCAGTCTTGCATTGACCTCAGAAATAACTTTAGCTGATACAGCTGCTTCAAAAATAGTAGCAGCTTTTGTTTTAAAATCTTCTGAAAGTTCTTCTCCACTAACAATTGCATCAATATCTTCTTTGACATCAATTTCTAGGTCTTCCTTACTGAGTTTTTTCGATTCTACTTTTTCTTCCTCTTCTTCATCATCGCCTTCTTCCTCTTCCTCTTGTTCAGAAAGAGTAGATCCCATAATAGCTTCAAAAGAATCTGAAAGATCAGCTTTCTTCATTTGATTGAGTTGATCATAGATAGCTTTCATCATTCCTGCTTTAGTTTTAGGAATTTGATAGGACTCTTCTTGAGGCTCTTCCTCTTCGTCGTCCTCTTCTTCACTACCTTCTTCATCTTGCTCTTTGACTTTAGCTTTTGCTTCGTCTAAGATCTCTCCGTCGTCTGAAGACTCCGCCACAGCTTGTTGCTCTTCTTCCAGTTCTTCAGACTGTTGTTCCAAAATTTCTTCAGACATTGAAAATCTCCTAATTTGTTTGAAATAGATTTCTTATTATTATTTATAAAAATATAAACTTACAAATTGACTATAAAATCTTCAAATGCTTTGGTAAGAGCCTGATTCCTACCTCGTTTTGAAGCTTTTTCAATTTTATTTTTATATTCTTGAATTTTAGTCTCTTTTAAAAGACCGTTATCCCAAATCCATTCTTTGCCTTCCATAATTCCAGCAACAAATGCATCGGGAGCCGAAGGATCAGCAACTATATCAGCAGCAGTTGCAAGATAAAAATCCCCCTGCACCTCTTGAATACCGTCCTTTACTGGTTTTAATGATCCCATCCCTCTTGATGAAACTCCTAATCGAGCTCCCTCATCAATCAGATTCTTTACAATCTTTCCATATGGTGTATCCAAAATTTTAGCTCTTCCCATAAAATTTTGATCTACTTCTTGTAGTTCTTCGATCATGTGGGAAACTCGTTCTAGATTAACTGTTGGTCCATCTGGATGCCCAAGTTCACCAAATGCTCTTTTCTTTTGGATAAACTCTGTATTATATCTTTTTGCTTCTTTTTGAAGAATTTCACGGGGATAGATTCTGCCATTTCTATTCTTCGTATTGGCTTGCATGAAGATACCCTCAATGAAATAGTTCTTTCCTCCACCTTTTGTGGCTTCAGTAAGAAATTCTACATTGCTTGCTTCTTCGCTAATAAGTTTCATAGTGTCTCTCCCTATTATCCTTCTGGATTTTTAACGTGTGTGCGTGCTCTAAACGCATCCTTCATTCTTTTTCTAATTTCTGGTTTAAGTCTTTTTTCCCACTTACTACCCAATCTTTGTACTTTTAAATCTGCTTTCTTTTCTAATCCTGCTTTAACACCAGCAGATGCTGTCTTATAAACTCCCATTTTATCAACAATAGCCATCGCTTTTGATCTCACTGCTTTCGAGATCGCCCTCTTAACCTTTTCTGGAGAAGGAGGTTTCTTCATAGAAATTGCTCTCTTCCTCGCTATAATCTTAGACTTCTTCTTCATAGTCAAAGATTTTTGAATTCTTTGCTGTGTCGTAAGTTCGGCTATAAATTCAGAGTAGGTTTTCATTTCTACCGCTTCTGAAGTTCTTGTTTTTTCTCTTTCGCACGTTGAGCTGCACCTGCACCACCTTGAACTGAAATATCTCTACCTGTTGCGGTTTTACCCATTTTCTTCAAGCGGTCACCCTTTCTTTGAAGGGCTTTAGCACCAGCACTTCTTCGGTACTTCTTCATGTACTGCTTTTTCTTCATTTTATTTTTTCGACGTTCTTGTTTTCCCTTCATTCTTTCGGCTGAAGTTTTTCTCTCCCTTGTACCTACTGTAAGTTCTACAAGATTGTCTATTAATTCTTTAAAAGTTTTCATTAGTGATTTCCTGTTCTATATGAATCATAACCAAGAAAAGCATTCTGTTCAAAATTAGGTTTATCGAATCCAGAAATTTTTCCTATTTCTAGACCTATTGTATAAGTGTCGGCTGAGGCCACACCCACAGTAGTTACTCCAACATCTCCTAATACCCCTCCAGAATTACCTGCAGCGGCACCCATTGTTAAAGCTCCCCCAAATACTTCTGCTAAATTCCATGCTCCAGTTGATCCACCACGTAAATACATAAGAGTTTGTTCTGTACCACTACCATCAAAAAATATTCTACAATGAGTAATACCAGATGCTAAATCCCACCAAATATGTCTAAGATTAATTGTTTTAGCTGTAATTGCTAATGCTGTAGAACCATGCGTAGTTGTAGATGATAGACCAGAAACAGTACCAGTAAGTGTTTTTCCAGTTCCAACTGCGGTTGCTACACCACTTGCCCAACCTAAAGGCGTTGCATCTGAAGCACTAGTACATCTATAAACTGAAACAGTAGTTGCTGCGGGTTCATAATCTTGAACTACCATATGAACAGCTGGAGAATCATTTGTCGCTACTATCTCTCCTATACAAAAATTTGTACTAGGTGCAGCCGCAAGAGTTACAGTAGTTGTGGCGTATTTTAATCCAGAAACATCAACGAACACATTACTACTTAATTCTGTACTACCATCAGCAAGACCAGTAGTTACCACTCTATGCTTAGTGTGGCTATCGTGTAGAGTGTTTACTAATTTTGTAATTGCCATTGGTTATCCCTCATGTGCTTTACCAAGGACTTTCATGAATCCTCTTTCTGTCCGTTGGATCTGTTTAATTGTTTTATTCTTTTCAGAAGAACTTAGTCCTTCTATATATTTAACAAAAATTTCCGCTGTCATAGGGTCTATTGGTATATCTGCCCCATCATCAAGGGAAATTTCAACATCTTTCTTTGACTTGGATGCCTTTTTCAAGTCCTTTATTATATCTTCTGCAATGAATTCTCCAAATTTTAACATTGTACTTTCTGTTCCTGCAGGTTCAGATTTAACATATTGAAAATTCTTTGCACCAGGCTTATCTTTCTTCCATCCATTCGGTGGGTCTTTTAAACCCCACCTTTTCATGTATACTACAACATCTTTATGTCCACCCATTTTTTCTCGTTCAAGTTTTTTTACCTCATCTTCCATATCATCTGGAATATCATCAATTGGTTCATCCACCCAATCTGAAGCACTCATTGTGCTTCTCTCTTGCTCCCCCTTTTCTTTCTTTTCTTTTTCTTTTTTGGGGGCTATTTCAGTTTCATATTCAAATTCAGCTTTATCATTTTCAATGTCTTTCTCTTTTTGTAATTCTTTCTTTTTCTTTTCAACCTCTGCATTAGACATTGCAGCACCTCGTTTACCTGGTTCTGCAATAATTTTTGTTTTAGTGGTCATTTTTCCAGTTTCTTTATCAAATACTTTTAATTTAATAAATACTCCTTTTTCTTTATTATCTTTTTTTTCCTTTTTTGTTTCTTTATATCCCTTTATCTTTTTTTTAACTCCCTTATAAGCCTTATAACCTCCCCAAAGAGCCATTGCACCCATAAGAGTCGCAGCAATCGGCCCAATTTCTGTTACATATTGCTGTTCTGACTTGAACTCTTTGAAATTCTTCATTCTGCTTCAACTGTATCTACCTCTGGTTCCGCAGGTGCTGTCTCTCCACTTGGTTCTTCTACAGGAGGCGTTGTATTTACTGCAGAATTGAACATAGACTGAGCGACTTCTGCTTTTTTAGCTTCCATCCCTTTCATGATCTTATCTGCCAATACCCCTTGTATGGCTTCCTTAACTCTTGCTCCATCTTGAGAAAGAGAATATTTCACAATGTCATCTGGTGTATAATCGCTCATAGTTTTCCTTACATTAGAATTATCAATAGTATTTATATTTATTTAAAAACCAACATCAATTTCTTGCTAATATCTGTGGTTGTTCATCTTCATCCATATCTTCTTCTAAGACCTTTTTGAAAATATCATTGATGTTTGTTTTAAACTTTTCTTCGTTATCTTCACTTAAATTCTCTCCACCTTCATGTTTATATGATGCATATTCATCATCTTCTGGTGGTGGTGCAGCTGCTTTTTCCAATTCAATCTGCTTATCAATCTCCATTATTTCCTCTTGTGTCTGTTTCAAAATTCTCTTTCTAATATACTCTTTAGAATAAAAATTTCCAACAATCTCATCAGCAAAATTCATACTTTGTAAGAGATTTAACCTTTCTGTCAACATCTCTGCTTCTTTAAGTTCAGCAAATTGTGAATCTGTTTGCCATTCATAATGGATTTTTTGTTCAACCATTCTCCAATCATTGAGAGTAAGAACGCCTTTGAGAATAAGTTGTTTCTCAAGACAAGTGTTAAACAAATGTCCGAATCTATTTCTTAGTCTTTCAATAAATCGTGTAAATTTAACTTCATCTCTTGTAATTTCTTGTGCTCGTCCCAGAACAAACCCAGATTCTTGTTCTAATCTTGAAGATGGTACATTAAGCGCTTTATAAAGTTTTTTCTGGAAATATATTACATCTTCCAATTCACCCAAATTTTCTCCACCAGGTAGTGTAGAAATTTCTGTTCCTCTTCCACCTTCTCTCCTTGGAAGCCAATAGTCTTCCAACATACTCATATGCTTGCGGTCATCTCTCATTTCTCCTGTTTGAGCATCATATACCATCTTATTCTTATACCGTGTCATAATATCTTTAAGATATTGTTCTGCCTTTATCTTTGGCAGGTTACCGACATCAATATAGAAAATTCTACGTTCTGGTGCTCTGGAAATTCGATAGATGACAACAGCATCTTCTATCATTCTGAGTTGATTAAGAGGTTTAATTGCTTTGTGTAGATAAGAAAGTACCATTTTTCTATCTTCACTCAAAAGTCCAGAATGAGCATATGCTATTGAATCTGGTGCAATTCGTATTATATTACCACCCTTCTTACCATCCATACCACCATCATTAAATGAAAAATACTCTTCTACTCTTGGGGCTGCTTGAAGATCTTGTGGATTTTTAGGTGGAAGAACCTGTCTAACTTTTTTTATCTTGAGTGAATCTATCGGGCGAAGTTCGAGAATTCCCCGTTTTGTATTATTGGGGTCTATAATGATATGATAATAAAGTCTACCATCTACATACCATTTTTTGAAGGTATCATATCCACCATCTCTCATTCGAAGTAAGTCTGTTACTTCATAGAAATTTTCTTGAATTTTTTCTTTGATGTCTGGAGAAAGATTAACATTTTCCAGATTTATTGAAACGGGGGCTTCTTCTCTATCACAAACTACTGCTTCATTTACAATATCATCTATTGCGAGTTCAGCTTCTGGATAGAGAGCCATTTGGCGATAACGTTGAATGAGATCCATCTCATTCTTTGCGGCACCCTCCATATCAAGGTAGGTCGCAAAAGCTCCGCCAGGTGTTCCAGAAACATCAAGTGCTCCATCATCATATTGAGGAAGGGCGAAAGAGACTTTTTCACGCGCCTCTTTCTCTTTTTGTGTTCTTCCAATAGTAAAACCAAATAATTCAACTGCCATTCATAAACTCCTAGAGATAAGGGGCTGAGAAGCCCCCAAGCCCCTAGTTAATTGGTAAGGTTCTTCTTCTAAGTATATTTATAAACTTAAAAAATGTCCAATAATCTTTTAAAAGACTTCATAGATGATTATCCAGGAGTTTGATTACCATGTACCCAATAATCATAGGCAAAATCAATAGTAAATTCTTCAATAGTATCATTAGAACCCCAATCAAGACCAATTTCTCCAAGTGCTACTGGAAAAATATTTGTAAATACCCAGCCTGAAGATTCACCACCAATCGATTCTGTTCCATCTCTTCCATGATGTTGAATTGTCATTGTAGCTTGCAAATCATTAGG